TGTTTACATTGCAAGTAATTAGACCTGTCGTAATGCTTTTGTATAGTCGATAGGCCAATGAATTTCTTCTGATTTTCAAATGTATTGATCCCAGGCGCTTTGTCGCCTTAGTTCCGCACTTCCTTTTGGAAGTATAAGTCCGTGGCCGGACGTTTCTAAAATTTTACCCTGTGATAGTTGTAATATTGGTGAGTCTCAGTGCTCATGCATATTCGTAGTGATACTACTGGGGTTAAGTATCACGCTTAGGATAAAATTTAAGAAGTAAAACTCAAATCTACAAGTTGTATTCATACAACTTGTTCCTCAGAACTCGAAGACATATAGGTGTAGAAGAACCTGTCCTAGAGTAAGAAAATCTTCGCCAACAATGATAAGAGAAAGAAAACAAATTAAGACTATTTCTAAGAGAGGTGAACGTTTTTTAAAGAATGTTCATGGCCTTAAGAAATATGAAGATTGGGTATCTTCGCTCGATACCACCTTAGAGGTAAGCTATGATGCTAACCTCAAACTTAAAAATTATTTTAACAGAATAATGTCACAAAAGCTCACACAAGATGAGCTGGATATTAAGATGTTAAAGAAATTCGATCAATTACATGATAAGGATTATTTGAAAGAGGAATCAAAGCCTAAAATCAAACCCGCCGTCTCAATTTATAACAAGAAATCCAATTTTGAAAAACTATTGGATGATGAGGTTAAAGTTGAGAATTATGTTATTGATGAAGAAAATGCAGATATGGATTTTTTGGATTTGCTACTTGCAAAAGAGATTTTTGAGCAGAATCGCAAGAGTGCTCTTATTGATCCAGAGGTTTTAGAAGCCAAAAAATCTATATTGAAGAAGACTAATAATGCATTGTTTAACCAGAAGAAAGTTAAACGTGCTGAAATGAAGAAGTTCACTCATCTAAAGAAAGAACTCAAATCTAATAATGATGAAATTGAAGATAGAGTCGTACGTGAGAAATTACATATGGCAAGTAAATCTTCACTTAAGAATGCCACTATAAAGAAAGCTTATAAAAGTTTAGATGAGATGAATCATATGGATAATGATAATGTTGATTATGGTGACATTAAGATTGTTTCTACAGATGGGAAACCTGTTAGTGTTGATCCAGCTGAGTATTATTCAACGTATAAGGATGATTCAGAAGCTTATTTACTTAGAGTTAATGAATTAAAAGAACAACGTAAAGTTCTTCAAAAAGTTAAAATTTCTAAAAAGTTTTTACGTGCTCGGGAGAAATTAAAAACCGAAATCTCAAATGCAGTTCGAAAATTCTCATATAGAGGATTTTCAGCTGTTGAAGATGTCGATTTTGATGCTGTCCAAGAGTCTGTTTCTACTGTTGCTGTTAAAACTACTATTCCTTCAATTGTTGATTTAAATAATTCTGTAAAGGTAATCAATTTAAGAGATGGTTCTGAAAAGAACATCTCTCTCGCGGATTGTGTTACCCAATTCCGGTTAGTTAAAGAAACGCCTAAGGTTAAAGGAAAGCGTAAACGTCCTGGAAAACGTGAACGAAAGAAACTAAAGCAGAAATTGTTTATGCAAGGTTTCAAATCTATACAACTAGAAAGTGACACTTCTCAAGAGATTCTAGATTATATTATGAATTTAAAATTTTTGGATCCTAATATTAAATTAGAATCAGATATACTGAGG